CGGACTGAACACTACTTTGTCCTTCAGACTCTCCAGAACTGTATACTGAAGATACTGCATACAGTCGCGGGGGACATTGAAAAGAAAGATGCGATTGGAAGTATCGATAGTGTGAGCGATATCATCACGTTTGCCAATAGAGAGAAGCTGGACACCAGGGACATGGGAGAGCATGTAGCGTTGCAACCAAGACTTTCCGTTGTTCCCTTCATAATCAACATAAAAAATAATCTTACGGTCATCGGCAGGGTCCTCTAGTTCTTGAACTAGTTCTGACTGCCAGTGGGTGAGTTCTCCTTGTTGAATGACGGGTGGAGGAGCACGGAGTTGGAAGAGTTCGATCGCTCGGGGGTACTTGAGGAAGTCCCTTGGGCGGTGCTGCGCAACATCGCGCTGGGTAGGGGCACGGCCGGAGGTTCGAATAAAGTCGTCTCCCCATTCCAAGAGTTCGGCGAGGTCATTGCGTTTGCCATGAGAGTCAGGGAAGCTGCCTCTTTCAGTGAAATCTCCATCCTTTTTACAGTACTCTCGAGCCTGGATAGAAGTTCCTCGTGCAACCTCGCAATGTGCTCCGCGAAGGAGAGCTCGGACAGCGTCGAATCGTTGGTTAGTGTGGAAGATGACGAAGCCCTGGAGATGGGGCGTTCCGGAAGCACCGGTCTCTTTACCGAAGATACCATAGCGAGTGATGGGCTGGTCAAAGAGTGAGAGGATCAACTCCACCTGTTCAGGGGTGAAGTTGTTGAGCGTGAAGCACCAGCGTTTACCTTGGAGATTCGGCATGATCAGAATTATGGGACTGGGACAGAGGTGGACTAGGTAATAATAGACTAGTCCACCAATTTGGCACGATCGGTTCCACGACCAATCCAAGACACAAAAAAAAATTTAGTTATGCCGACCACATTAAGCCGTTATTACCGGAGCGCAGGACCGACTCGATTCCAACAGTTCGCTGGAGATGCACTATATTCAGGAGCAAAGGCGTTGTATAGACGTTACAGGAATAGAGGACTTAAGCCGAGGGGTCGTGGATATGTCAAGGCTCGGGTACTTGGCCATATGCGTATGCGTTATGCTAACCGTCGTGGCAATATGGGCAGTAGGGTCGTGGGATCTAAAAGACGTGCTCGGTGTGTAGAGTATGCGTTGAAGAACAATTTTGTTATTGATCATCGTACACTTGAGTTTGAACCGTTTACTTATCCTAGGAGAGGAAATGAGTTCGCGGACAACATGCACCGACAGACGGACAACCTTTTTGTCAAAGGTGTCAGGGTTAATCTGAAGTTTACTAATCCTAACGAGTGGGCTAAAACTATTCATTATGGTTTTATTCAGCCTAAAGGGTATGTCGACAATGACTTTCGTACCGATTTCGGTGTCGATGCGACTTGGATTAAAGACAAGTTCTTTCGAAACAATTCCGTCACAGGAGAGAAGGACGAGTCTTTCATCGATAACAATGCCCAGCATAGCTTCGAGTATGAACATCGCAAGATCAACGGTGATAAATGGAATGTCCTAATGCACAAGAAACTACACTTATCATCAAGAGATAAGACTGAGTATAACGTGCCTGGTCATGGAGCTCGTAACATCACCAAGTGGATCAAATTAAACAAGACTATTTCCTTCGAGAATGGTGAAGATACTATCGGTGTTAGACCTATTATCTTCTTCTGTTGGTTCCAGGAGAAAGTTCAAAGGAGCGGCATGGAACTTAGGCCGATCACTTATGATATGACCATAACACCCTATTACGTCTAAGGATATTAATGTTTACAGTTTATCTAATTACCCCTGCGGGGGCCCTATATAAACAATGAATGCAGGGGGTGGTGATGTTTATCTAACGGTATGTTTTTAGTTCGGTTCCGTGCGAGGAAACTCCTTACGTTCTATGATCCTATCGTTGGATAGTTTGCTTCGGTCTACGTCCTCGTTACAAAAGACCACAACATGGACAGGGCTGGTAAAGATCTTCATAGTGGATGCATACTTCGGACTGAACACTACTTTGTCCTTCAGACTCTCCAGAACTGTATACTGAAGATACTGCATACAGTCGCGGGGGACATTGAAAAGAAAGATGCGATTGGA